CTTTTAGCTTCAAGGGAACTGTCTGTACGAAGAACTTCAACATGGGATGATTTATTATTTTCACTTTTTACAACTTTATTAACAAATACCCTATAGTTCCCCATCCACATATGCGGGAAATAGTTTGGAATTGCAGGAATAACTTTCCAGGGTGCACCCATTTGCTTAAACCTGCTGTTATTCATTTCTAAAACTTCTTTAAGACCCCAGGATAATTGTTTGTATGCATGAGTCTGTTCAGCGTCTAGTTTGAAATTAGTTTCAAGTTCTTTATCGGTCATGTCATACTTGAATGTACCGTCTTTATTCTTTTTTAAATATTCTTTACCTATAGCTAAAGGTGTTACCTTTTTATTATTTTTAATTAAACTAGCTTCTGCATGTTTTAATTTAAAATCATGTGCTCCTGTAAATGCATCAATAACTTTCCATGCCTTATTAACATTTGTTCTTAGTAAAGCTTCTAGGGGAGTTATTGCACCACGCATACTAGGTTGACTAACCCCATGTCTCATTGCTGTTAATACTAAGCCATATTTAGCAAAACTAAAAGGTACTCTTTTATTATATTGTTCTGTAGTTTCGTTTTTTAATTTAGATTTTCTAAAAAATTTAGCAGCTTGGTAAACGGGAGTATGTAGAATACCTTCTTCCATACTGTCTACTAAAATTCTCCATCTTCTTAATTCAGAGTCAACTCTTTTAAATAATGGATTATCCTTTGCATAATATTTTGCAGTAAAATGTAAGGGAAGAACATGTGCCTTAAGTTTTGCCCCAATAATAAAAACAGGTTTATCTTTTTTAAATATATTGGATAAAGATGTTTTAAACCAGGCTTCTCCCATATCTGTATATTTAGGAGTACCATCTGGTTTAAAATAATCTAATCGTGCAACTTCAGGTTCAATATTTGTAGCTTCATTTGTTGCAATCTTTGAAGATATTTTTTGATCCCACCATAAAGCTTCTTGTATAGATTCAATAGCTACTTGTTTATCTTTAATATGAAAATCTAATTCTTCTATTTTTATTATATCTCGTTCAGATTTTTCTAATTTATTATTTTTTCTATCACGAAGGATAAGTTGCTTATCAAGTTCAACTACTAGATCACTATGCTTTTGTAATAAAGTTTTATTAACTGGAATTTCAACATGTACTTCTGCAGTTTTTTGTTTTATAGGATCTGGTAAAGCCTTTTTACCCCAAACTTGACGGGACAAGCCAAAGGCACCCCAAGTAATTGCTGCGGCAACCTTATCATCTATGCTACCAGGGGTTATACCAAACCCAAGTGCAGCTAAAGAACTTATTCTTGCAGGCATTGTTTTAAAACTACTTAGATACTTTACAGTACCCCCTAAAGCGTAGCCTTTAACAAATGCCCAAGGTACATCATGTTTTGTACCAAAGTATCCTGCCTTTAAAGAATCTGTAACAGCAAATCCTAATGGTAGACTTCCTAGTAGTCTAGTTGTAGGGACATATTGTCCAAAAATTCCTGGAAGTGAAGCAAAGTTTGCTATTACTTTATTCATTTTCCCTAAAGGTGGGGTATGCCCACGTCTCCAAGGATCATAATACTCTGAAACTTTACCTAAATATTCTTCAACACTTTTAAAAATAGTATCTTTACTAGGTTTACCTACACCTGTTTTTGAAACAATAATATCATTTATTTCATTAAGAGATCCAGGAATAGCCTGAATAAAATTAAATAAGTCCTGTACTCCGCTATACCATCCATATTTAGCAGAATTTATCTTTGTATTATTTTGTTCTATTCTTTCTTTATTAGCAACAAAATCTGGATGTTGCTCTAGAGAAATTACAGGAACACTCATATTATTATTTTGAGATGTTGCATGCTCAAAAATTGTTGTCATCCTATTCCTACTCTAATAATTCATTTTTAATTTTATATATCATTCCATTCTCCATTACAATAAATGTAAACCCTGGAGCATCTGGACTTGTGTATGTTACAAATCTAAATTCGCCCTTCTCACTTTTTATACTCTCTATTTTATCTACAGCTTCTTTATTTTCTGGATCAAATAGTTTCATCAGATCTGCATAATTAATCACTATACCATTTTCTTTTAATGAAAGTGCAGCATACTTAAATGCTGAAATCATATTCGTATAACCTAGTTCACCTGCAAAACCTGTATAGGTACCTATTGATTGACCTAATTTAGATCTAACAAATCCATTCCACATAGTATGATATTCTTCATTAGCTCTTTGAAGTTTTTTTTCTTGCTATTATAAATTTATTCTGTGCATCTACTGTCATACTATGATTTGGACCATGCTCTGTCAGTGCCGCTTCAAAGTCATCTCTAGCATCTAGATATTCAAAATTAAAAGTTCTTATACTAGATGTATATTGAGGATTCTGTTCATTAAATATTTTAGCTAGAGGTGCTATAGCCGTTACATCAAGACCATGTTCTTTTTGCATATTTTGAAAATCTAAATCAGTAAAACCTTTAGTTGTCCAGAACGCAGGGTTTCCTGTTAATCTAATTGCATCACCTGCATTCTGTAGGGGAAATTCAGGATTAGCTGCTTGTAAATCTGCCATTGTATCAATAAATTGAAGATACTTCCCATCATGATATTCTTTAGTAGTCCATTTAATTGATTCAGGTAGATATGTATTATATTCCCATTCAGTACCTGCCTTACCTAAGTATGCACTAATAGTTAAATATCCTTCAGGTGGTATCTCACGTTCTTCTTTTTTAGCTATATCTGTTTTACCTAAGAATAAAGTTGAAAGATTTTTTGGAACACCTATTGTATTTAAATGATCTTTTGCTTTTATTCTATTTTCATTTTGAAAACTTTCTACAATATCAGCACTAGTCCCAAGCTCACCTCTAGCAAAACCATACATTTCAGTTCCTGTAAATACATCTACATCAAAATTAACAGTGTATATACCACTTGTTTCATCTTTTAGAATTCCTGGAAATACATCAAAAGCCTTTTGTGCTCTTTTAACTGCCTTAATAGGTGTGTCAGTAGAGAATAATGCTGGTGATTGATTAAACATATAATCTAACATAAGGACAGAATTTGCATCACTAAACTCCTTCTGCTGTTTAACGAATGCTAAATTTTTTGATGCCTTTTCAATATACTCTTCATCTGCTCTTAAATCTGTTAGTTCATTATTTATAGGTCCAAGCCATGCTTTTGCTTTTAATGCCTTATAAGCTTCCAGACTTTTAGTTGCTTCTCCAGCAACACCAGATACAAATGATGGAAGATATGATGCCATATTATATTGCCTCCTTAATTATTGGAGCCATTAATCCTTTATTAGGTTCTTGTGGGGGCTTAGGTCCAATTTGTGTTTCTAATTGTTTTGCTTCTTTATTTGCTACTTTTAGTTTTGCCAGCGTTCTACGTAATTCTTTCATTTCATCAGGTCTTGGCATAGATACTTTTAAATCTGGTATTTGTGCAACTCCACCAATAGTTAAAATCATTTTCATAACAGTTTCTAATATTAAAAATGCAACATCAGGACTCCATTTACCCTCAACAAAACCAGAAAAAATAATTGTTCTGGCAATTGCCTCGACAGGAATACCTGTATCAAGCATCATTGCTATTCTTGATGCACTTTCTGCATTCATCATTCGGCTATATATAAATTGTAAAGCCTCATCGGGGTCTGCAAATTGTGGTGGATGTTCCCAGTTTGCATTTCCAGGTCTATCTGTTAATGATTGCCCTGGAACAGGGGCATCGAAAGGATTTATTGTTTTATCAAATTGTTCTGCCATTTATATATACCTCATGTTTTATCCAATTTTTGTTACTTGACCAGCAATATCTTTTGCTTTAGGTGTAAATCTTGTTTGTATGTAATAATCTTGTGATAATATCATTTCCCATTTTCTATCCATATCTTCTGCACTTATAACAGTAGGTTTACTTGGTCCTTTTGCAAATTTTTGTTTTGGGTAGGTAACACCCTCAAAGCTAACGGTAGGTATTCTTTGTGACATTAACCCTCCATCGGATATACCTGCTCTTTCAGGGTCAATTAATTTTTTTGCTAATCCTATTGTTTCTAAAGTACCTGTTACTGTTTTTGCAATTGTTATTGCATCTCCACCAAAAAGTGCGGCACCCCAACCTATAATATCTCCTATACTTTTTTTTGCCCAACTACCTAGGGCACTTTGACCTATACTTGTAAGACTCATATTAATTAATCTCCTATTATGTTATTAATGCAATTCCAAATTTACCCAACATTTTATACATATCATTTTTAGCAGCAGAATCTTGTAAATCAAAAGCAGTAGCTCTTTCAAGAGCAGCCATAGCTACATTATGATTTCTTACTTCTGCATTTTCTGATGCAGATTGTACCCATGCCGCTTCATCTCTCCATTGTTGCCATAAAGAAGATAATGCATAGTTAGATAATTCAAGTTTATTTTGTGCATTAGTTTGATTAATTGCATTAGTTGCAGCAGTATTAGCCGTATTAATTGCTCTTCTCCATGCTACATTAGATTGATCAACTACTTGCTGATTTTGAATATTAAATTGATCTCTTTGATTTTGTAATTGTGCATTAAATTGATTTAATCCTGCTTCCCTATCTTTATTAGATTTATTTACAGCAACTTGGTTTTGTGCATTTATAGCTGCAACTTTATTAGATTCAGTAGTATTAAACTGTTCCATTACATCTGTTCTCTGTGCATTTTGAACGGCAATACCTGAAGCTAATCCTGTAAAAAATTCATTAACTTGATTATTACTTGTAGCATTAAATTGTGCTGCTGCATTCAATGCTCCCTGATCTGATAATAATGTTTGTTGTCTTAATTGAATATTTGAAAGACTTGTCTGTTGTGTATTTGACAAGTTTGCCATATCCATTTGAAAATAATTCTGAGCATTTGTAATAGCGGCTTGTTGTCTATTTGTTAAATTAGCAAATATCATTTGCTTATAAGTTTCAGCATCCGCCTGTGCAATAGGTATAGCAGCTTTAACTAATCCTTCAGCCAAAGCTTCTTGATACATTGTACTTGCACTCATTCCTCTCTGAGCCATAGCAGCGTGAGTTGCTAATGCTGCACCCCTAGCCCATTCAGGTAATTGAGTACCTTGATTTATTGCTGTTTGTAAGTCACTAGATAGATTTGCTAATTGTCCTTGTACTGTAGCTGCTGATGTTATTGTATCAGTTATAGCTGTTGCAGGAGCAGTTAAAGCACCCATTGTTGCAGCTGTAGCCTGTGGTGTTATGGCTATTCCAGTTTGACCTGCGGCATATTGGGCTGCAGCTTGGGCTGCAGGAGTTGCAGCAGCTGTAGTTGTAGGTGCTGTTACTCCAGTAACTGTAGGTACAGTAGCAGTAGGTATAGCAGCAGCAACAGTTCCTGATACCCCAGCAGTTCCTAGAAGTTCATTAGTCGCAGCTTGTTGCAATGTAGGTGAAATTGTAGTTCCTGTGGGTAATGTAGGAGTTTTTAATAAATTTTCTACAACCTCAGTAGCACTATCAACTGCAACCTGTTGAGGTTGAGTAGGCGTATAGGCTCCCGTAGGTAGTGTAACATTTTGTAAATTAACTGCCATAATTATCTTCCTTGTCCTCTATATTTTTTTAATTGTTTTCGTTTTGATTTATTCATTGTGCTTGTTATTGGTCTCCTACCAATACTTGTTCCTTTTGAAGTTTTAGTATATTGTGCCACTGTCCCATATTTGGGTGCATTGCTCACACTATGGTTTAGGAAAATCTGATTTCACTTTAGCAACAGCATCTTGCCAAGTAGAAGTACCATTTACTTTATCCCAGTATTGCATATCTAATTGATCTCCAATTGGAGGATAAGCTAATTCTCTATCTCTTTGATATTGTTTAGCATTATAGTTAGTTCTTAACTCATTTATTTTATTTTCAATGTCAGCTTTTAATATTGGTGATGTTCCACCTAACCAAGTTATTCTATCTGTATCATTTCTATCAATAGAAAAACTAGCATCAGGATTAATTTCTTTAATTGCGTCAGCCACTAAATCATCTATCATTTTATACTCCTATCTCCATTACTGTAATTGTTGATGAACCTCTACCAACATAAATAGCATCTGTATCAAGATAAGTTCTATTAATATAAGCAGTACCACTGCTATAATTAGCTTCTAACTGAAATTTATATGTTAATTCTGAAGTTGAACTTGGACTATCTAAATAAACAAACGCATGAACTTCAGCGGTATTAGCGTTGCTATTAATGGCATAAGAACTAACAGCTAATCTACTTCCTGATGCAGTACCAGCACCAATAACAGTTGAATCTCTTACACATCTTGCGTGTGCATGAGTATTAGAGGCAATACAAAGATGACCTAAAACTAAAATTTTTGAAGATGTAGCCGCTGGTGTGATATCAATTGTTAAATCAGTTATATCTGTAAAATCAGTGCTAGAAGCAGTAAATGCATCTTTTGTATGAGCTGAAAGAACTTGTAGAACCTTTCCAGCAGCCTCAGCCGCTTGAAAATCTGAAGCTGTTGCAGAAGTAGCTGTCCATAGTTGTCCAGATGCTGCTGTATCTGATCTGTTAATTGATCTGTTATTTAATGTTGTTATTGCCATTTGTTATATTCCTTATAGTTTAGTTGGGTAAGTTGCGTTTTCAACATCATCAACAGTAGATAAACCACTAGGTAAATCTCTGAGATCCTGACGATATGTTGTCATATCTTCTGACATTGTTACATCTGACAAAGCATAGAAATCCGTTGCTGATAAAAGGCTAGTTCTTCGTTGCCTTAAATCTGCAATAGCACGATCAAACGCACCATCACGCCATGTTTGTTCTTCAGCGTCTCTAGCAGTTTCTTCTTCTGCTGTGAACTGAACTTTGTTTCCGTTTATGTTATGGTATCTTGGCATATTTTCCTCCTTAATTAAGAAATTCCGTATAGTGAGATTGTTCCAGCGTCTATGTTGCCAGATGACATTTTAAATTGTATTGCATCTACTGCTGAAGTAGTATTTCCATAGCCAGCTATATGTGCCTCATAAGCATACTTTGTAGCACCAAGAGTTACTACTCTAGACATAAAATGTTTTACGAATGTTGTAGACGATGGATTAAATAAATGTAAATAACCAGAACCATTTGCATCACTATCATTATCTATACCTGATGATAAATATTGAAATCCTGTTCCTTGTGATAAATCTGCATCACCCCAATAAGTTAATGCTGATCCAGCGTCATCTTCAGCATGATAGGCGTAGAAAGAGGATGATGTTTTTGTAACATTATAATTGCTACCACCATCAATACTCATATTAAAAAATAAAAATGTACCATCAGTAGCTGGATGAATGTTTATAAATTTAAACACAAACTCATCATAAGCTGTAAAATCTACGCCATCTGTTCCATCTACAAAACTTAAATCACTATCGCTTGAAGCAGTATAGGTTTTTATTAAATTCCATACTCCGCCACCTCCAGAACTAGCTTTAACCAGTCCTGTATGCCTACCTGAATTATCTGCTATTATTCCACTCATGCTGAATCCTTTAATCCGTAGAGTTTAATTTTTCCACCTTGAATTTCTCCACTAGCCATTTTAAATTGCACACCATCAATAGCAGTTGTTGTGTTACAATAACCAGCTATATTATAGATAATAGTTTGTGGTGCATAATGCAGATAATTTATTTCAGCTATAAAATGTTTTACAAATGTGGTGTCAGATGGTGAAAATAATTGCAAATATCCACTTCCACTAGCATCATTATCACCACTCATATCCTTCATAATGTTTAAAAATCCAGTTCCTTGTGCCATGTCATTGACAGTATTATAAGCCAAACTTGTTGAAGAATCATTTTCTGGGTGAGATACAAGAAAAAGTGTGGTAGTTTTAATTGCGTCAAAAGCCGAACCACCATCTCTAAAACTCATTTGCAATTCGGTTTCAGCAGTTTCAGGATGAATATTTATGAAAACAAATCTGTAAATTGGATACGTTGAATCTAAAACAACATCATCAGTTCCGTTAACAAAAGTTAAATCAGAATCAGAACCATCGGAAGTTAAAGTTTTAATCAATGTCCAAGCTCCACCAACACTTACGGCTTTGATTAAACCTGATGTTCTTCCGACATTTTGTGCAACTATACCTGTCATGTTGTTAATCCGTAAAGGCAGATAGTTCCACCTTGGATTTCATCTGCACTCATTTTAAATTGTACTGCATCAACAGCAGATGTTGTATTACCATAACCAGCGGTTAAAGTCTGCATAGCTAAATTATGGTATGTATTTTGACTTGCATTTGTCATAAAATGTTTAACAAATGTTGTGTCGGATGGTGAAAATAAATGTAAATATCCACTTATACTTTCATCATTTGCATTACCAGCTTCACCAACAATATTTTGAAATGCAGTAGATTGTGCCAAATCAATCTCTGGATAATATGATAATGATGTAGCACTATCACTTTCTGTATGATATGCTCTAAAAGCTGTTGTAGTTTTAGTAACATTGTAGTTTGAACCACTATCTATTGATAGATTAAAAGTAAAAAAAACATCATCTGTTTCTGGGTGCATATTATTAAAAGTAAATAAGTATTCTCTATAGGTAGAATCCAGCACAACATCACTTGTTCCATCAACGAAAGATAAATCATCGTCTGATCCATCGGACGTCAACTTCTTAATAAAATTCCATGCACCACCACCTTCTGGTGATTTAATTAATCCAGAATTATCAAGAGTATTCTGTGCAATAATGCCACTCATTAATACTCCTATAATGTTTGATCTAAATAGCTGACAACTATATCTATATTTGCTGATGAAGCTGCCGCTGCACATAAATGATCTGTACCTTCAATAACAAATTTTGTTGTTAATTCAAAAGTTTCATTTGCACCGATTGCTTGATCTGATAGTAATTCATAATCCGTTCCACCACCATCATCGTCAATATAAAGATCAAGCGTTTCTGCAGCACCAGCAGTTTCTGTCGCAAGAATAGATAGAATAGTATAAGTATGTCCACTTACTCCATTAATCAAAACAGATTCAGAGTTTGTAACTCCTGCTGTATGCGATACTTTTAATAATTCACTTGCCATATTTTTTTACCTCTTATTATTTTTAATTGTTAAAATCCTAATACCAAAGCTTTTCCTGTTGTTGAAACTTCAGTATTAACAAATGTTCCTTCTATGGTTTTGGCATAAGTAACGGTTGAATCACTTGGTGTCCCTATGTCTAAAACATTACCTAATAGCATCACAAAGTCTATTGTATCTGCCGAAGTCAATGACGAAGCGAAACTTAAAACTGCACCAGCTACTGTATATGCAGTTGTTGGTGATTGTATAACTCCATTAAGTGAGACAATCATGTGATTAACACTTTCTGGTATAACATTTGTACTGCTTACTTGAAGTGTATAATCTGCTGTTGCTGATGCTGAAAGAGCATCACACTTTTGAAAGTTTCCTACTATTGGTTCTCTTCCTATATATGCCATAAATTATGCTCCAAATAATGCTGATATTTCAGCATCGGTTAAGACTTCTCCAGCTTTTAATTTAGCTTTGCCTGATGTTTTATTATTTTCTAATATTGTTTGAGTAGCAATCCTAGCATCTTTAGCTGTTTTATCTGTCGATACTTCTGCTAATCTTTTAGTTTCTTCTTCAGAAGTTAAATCAACTAACTCATTGTTTAAATATATTTTAGTCATTATTTTGTAATTCCATATAAAGTGCAAGTACCACCATCAAGATTTCCTCCAATGCTGGTAAATACTTTTAAATAATTTACTGCTGTGTTTGATGCAATATAACCACCAATTCTATAACCATAAATCTCACCACCAGAATTAACTGCTGTTGCATGACCCATAACAAATTTATATTGAGCTGTACTATTAACATTAAAAATAGTCATATCAGCATTAGTACTACCTGAAGCAGCTGCTTGTTCATCAGAACCAAATGGAATATAATTTTTATTACCAGCAACACCTGTTGCTGCACTAGTATCTAGTTGTGTATAATTCCAAGCTCCAACATGAGTTGCAAAGTTTGAACCATTATCAACTGAAAATCTCATGCCTATATCCTGATTATTATTATCTGTACTTAATCCATAGCATATAAGTTTATAATTATCGTAAGTTGATGTAATATAAGTGCTATTAAAAGCAACTGCTGCAACTCCACTTGAAATTGTTGTACTTAATAATTTAACTAAACCTGGTGATGATTTAATATACGAATAATCCATACGCTTTAAAACTCCAGCGTCAGATACTAGAAATTCATCTGTAGTTGCTGGTTCTGCACCTAAAGCTGTATCTGCTGAAATTATATCTGCATTTAATTTAGCATTTGTAATTCCAGCATCAGCAATTTTTGCAGTAGTTATTATTCCATCTGTAATATCACTAGCAGTTAAAGCTGCTGCTGTTGGCGATTTGCCAATATAAGCCATTCGTTATTCTCCTATTATGTTATTTCCATTATGGAAAGTGTGCCTGAAACTTTGTCAGCTACTGAGCAGTCTATTTTAATTTCGTCTGTAGTTTCTAAAACTACTTTTCCACCAGATAAAAGTTCTAATGAACTCCCTGATGGTATTGTAACATCTTTCACTAAGAAAGCTGTTGTATTTGTAACATTATTAGCTCCACCACGATTTGCTGTATCACTAACAAGCTCTACTTCTACAGTAACTGAAGTTGAATGAATATTTGTAAGTATCAAACCAAGAACAACTGTAGTTGTACTCCCAGCTACTGTATACATTTTATAAGCAGTACCTGCTGAAGCTGGCTCTGCTGCAAATGTAACTACTTTAAATGTATTCGCCATTTGTATTTTCTCCTTTGTTTATTAATTTCTATCCCAACGCAATTGCTAAAGCTGTTGGATCTTCGATTGATGTATGTGATGTTCCAGCTAAATTTAATGTATCACAATATAATGTGCCATCAAAATAACCATCTTTAAATTCGTAACTAGAACTTCCTAAATCTATATCATTATCTGTAGTTGGAAGGATAGAACCATTATTAAATGTAAATTGAGTATCTCCTCCAGCTGTTATTGTAATAACATCTGAACCAGAAAAAGTTATAGCGGTATCAGTATCACCATCACCAGTTATACTATCTAATTGAATATCTCCTGCATTAGTAAAATCAGAATCACTTAAATCTATAGTTCCAGTAACATCAAAATTTCCACCAACACTCAAGTTTCCAGTTGTTGTAAGATTATCTGCAACAGTTACTTCTGAAGTTGTATGACCAATTGTTAATGCAATACCTGAAGTTTCAGTTGCAATTTTTAAAGCACCAGTTTTATTTGTGATATAAGAATTAGTGCCATCATGATATAAAGTTAAATCTTGAGCATCTCCAATTTGTATTGGAGTAGAATCTGTTAATAATAACGCATCAGCTGATTCATCCCATAAAGCGTAACTTCCTGCAGTATCACCAAAGAACTTAACATCGTGTCCAGTGCCATCTACACCAACTGTTATTGTGCCTATACAAGTTAATGCAGAACCTGTAAAAGTTAAATTCGCTTCTGCGTCTAGTTCGGTTGTTGTGGAGCCTACAGTAACAAGTTCACTTTGAGTAGCATTATTTAATGCTGTTATCGCCCCTGCACCAGCAGTAACAGCTGATCCACCTATAGTAATTGCATCAGCCTCTAAAGTTCCATCTATGTATACATCCTTAAATTGATAAGTAGCACTTCCTAAATCTACATCATCATCAGTTATTGGTAGAATTGCCCCATCAGTAACTTTAATTTGATTTGTTGTTCCACCTGCTGCAAGATTTAAAACTCCACTAGAAAGAATTGTTAAATCTGTACCATCACCTTCAATTTTTTCTCCATCATTACCGAAAGTCATTCCAACGCCTGATGGAACGTTAATATCTGCAGTTGCTGTTAATCCAATATCTGCTCCTGAAGTAATTGTTAAATCTGTACTATCACCTTCAATTTTTTCTCCAGTTCCAAATGTAATTCCCACATTAGCGGGTATGACTACATCTGAAGTAGCTGTTAAATTAATTTTAGCACCAGAAGTAACTGTTAAATCTGTACTATCCCCCTCAATCTTCTCTCCACTACCAAAAGTAATCCCTACATTAGCAGGTATTACTACATCAGCAGTTGCTGTAAGGTTAAT